ACCCAATCCCTAGAAAGCCTCTCTGCTTTAGTCCGTTCGAAGCTCGCCGCAGATGCCGCCTCAACGCTTGAACGCATCGATTCATATGATCTAGACGGAATCAAAGATGAATCAACTCGCGAGCAAATCCTCGGTTCAGTCGCCAAACGCTCCGCGCTGGTGTTTGGCTGGTCAGAACAAGGGGAGAGTGCGTCCGTCTCGATCAATCTGCTCGGTTCAATGCCGGATCGAGTCGCTGAGATTCAGGTGACGAACGAAACCGAAACCAAGTGAACATAACACACATTGTGCATCGCAGGGAAACTGATAGTCAGCATAAGTTTTGCTTATGACAGAAAAGGATTGTTTTTCCTAGGAATGGCACAGTTTTTGACGTAGAGGGTGGCACCCCCTTTGCGGGTGGGCTTCGTTTACGATACCCCCCTCAAAAATTTTCCGCCTTTTTGACCATGATAAATAAAATTAAAATAGGTCAAAAAGTATTTCTATCGACAGCAGAGCAGAAGCTGGCCCATTACGTCGCCAAGAATCGAAATGGCAATAACCGCTATTTCAACGTTACGAATCTAAAGATCAGCGCGGAAGATCCGCATACGGTCGATCTTGAGGGTATTGCTGGCGAGCTGGCTTTCTGTCGCCTGTTCAATGTGTATCCCGACATTGATACCGACCGCGAGCCTCCGCATCCGCTTTACGACGCGCTTGTCCCGCCACCACCGGGATTTCGCATCGATGTTAAAACGACCAAGTATGACAATGGAAAGCTATTGGTCGATGCGCGCAAAGGATCGAAAACCGACGGAGTGGACTTCTACGCCCTGATGACGGGAACCTTCCCAGGCCCGTACACATTCAGAGGCTTCATCGCCAGAGAGCATATCATCCAACCTCACAAACTTGGCCTACTCAAAGGCTACAGCTCGTACATGGCGGAGCAGTCAGAGCTGACGGACGATCTTCCAGCCAATTACTAATTCTGATTGACTTAGTAGACATTCTTATGCGTCAGTGCGCGCATCGACCCTAAGCAAGGCGGCGGATTGGTCATCCATCGCAAAACCGTCTAAGCGGCAATGACACTCCGCATGTAGCAGGTTGGATAATCAGCCACCGTGTGGTGGATGGATGGCCAGCCGCCAAAACGCAGATAACGTCGGTTTAATTTCATAATCTCATGTCTTGTCCTAATGTCTTCAACGCCTTTGCGGTGGCTACCGAGTCGCTCGCTCAGGACGTCTATAAACGCGCCTCGTATCGCTCGATGTGGCTCAACATGATTGAGCGCGGCGAGTATCCCCAGGGTACTGGTCTGACCCAGACCTCGTTCACCACCACCTCCATCGAGCCGACTGCGGCTGAGGAGTGGTCGGCCATCACGCTCGCCAGCGGCAATCCCGGCGATAACGGTGGCGCTTGCGATGTCACCTACAATGACGTTCCGGTCGGCTACAATGCCGTTACTTGGAGTCCTGAGCGTTTCGCCCTCAAAGGTCCGCTCTTGTGTAAGGACGATCTGACCTTCGACCATCGCGTCGAGGCGTTCCTCCGCGTGTACTTGGAGAAGCTCTCCATCCGCGCTCAGCGTTCTTGGGAAACCCGTTACCAGAACATGTTCGCCAAGTATGCCATCAAGGCTGTGGCCGACTCGTCCTTCACTCAGGTTGAGACGATTCCGTCTGGCGTGAATGAGCTGCCCTGGATTCAGACCGGTTCCGCTGGTCAGGCTCTGAATCAGTCCACCTCCGAGCTTACGCAGGAGATGCTCGATGTGGCTGCTGCCACCCTGATCCGCAACGGCGCTACCAACCCTGATAGCTCTGGCTTCATCAGCTACAGCAGCGACGGCCCGGTGTTCCCGCTATATATCGGCTTGGAGGCTTCGCAGCGTATCGCTCAGAACAACCCGGCGTTCCGCGATGACTTGCGCTACGCTGATCAGGGCAGTGGCGCTGGAGCGGAGTTGCTCAAGCGCATTGGTGCGAATCGGGTTATCAAGAACTTCCGGCACGTTCCAAATCTGTTCCCGCCCCGCTACACCTACGCTGGCGGCAAGTACACGCTCGTTCAGCCGTTCACCAGTGCGAACGGCACGAAGGGTACGGTGTTCAGCGTCAACCCGAGCTGGACGACCGCTCCGTTCGAGGCCGCGTTCATCGTCACCCCGTATGTCTTCAAGTCGCACATTGTTCGCCCTGTGAACCGTGTCGGCGATTTGAGCTGGATGCCGACCAACTACATGGGCGAGTGGCAGTGGGTGACTGGTGCCTACAAGCTCGATGTGGATTGCGCCGATCCTCTGGAGAAGAAGGGTCAGCACTACGCTGAGTTCATTCATGCTCCCGAGCCAATCTTCACTAACCAGGGCATGACCATCATCTTCCGCCGCTGCACCGGCGCGCTGACCCAGATCATCTGCTCGTAATCGAGCTAGTAATTAACAGTCCCGCAGGCGTGAAAATGCTTGCGGGTTTTTTCTTTTCGGCGATTGTAGCCACCGGATTATCTCATAGGTTGTTTGTCTCACAGCTCCGTTGTTGGAGCAGCCCCTCATCGGCCCGAAAAGCTGGTGGGGGGTTTTTGATTGACATACATGCCATGAGTCTGATGCTCGCTTCATGCCGGTATTTACCATTCCCAAAGGCGTCGAAATCCCCGAGAACTTGAAGGAAGGCGAGGCTTTCCAGACGATGGCGACTATCGTTCTTGGTAAGAACGGAAAGGCGGAGGTCATCGAGATTGATGGCATGGCTATCCCTGGTTACGAGAAGAAGTCTAAGGGTAAGAAGATGGCCGAGGGAGGCGAGGAGGAGTATGAGGAGGGCGAGGAGATGGAGGAGTCTACTCCCGGTGGCGGCGGTTTCATCGCCGAGGTGATGCAGCGCGGACGCGGCCCGATGGCTTAAATTCTAAACCGATATGCCAAACATCACATGCGACGAGGCGGAGACGCTGATCAATGAGGCGGCGTCGCTGGGATGTCGTTCTCCTCGCGAGATTGAGCTGGCCAAGCTGGCTCTTGAGAATCGCATTGCCGTTTACCTTCAGGGCGGCGGTGCGACGCGCGGCGCGTATCGGAGTGTGACGACGAGCGGAAATGTGGTGAGCGGTGATTATCTGATCATCGCCGATGCTACCGCCGGAGCTATTACGATGACATTGCCGCCTGCCGCTCTGGTTCCTGGCCGCATCTACGCTTTCAAGCGCATCAATTCCGGCGGGAATCATGTCATCATCGATGGCTACGCGAGCGAGACGATTGACGGCGCTCTGACGCACTCCATGTCTCCGCAGTGGAACAGTCTGGTCATTATGACCGACGGTGTCGCGTGGTTCAAATTAGCTGATCATTGATATGCCAGTAATCTCCTGCACTGAAGCGGCTGAATTGATTGCGGAGGCTCAAGGAGCTTCATGCAAAAGTCCGCGCGAACGCATCCTGCTGGAGATTGGCCTACTTTGGGAGGCGTCGATTCTTGGTGGAACGGCGGATATTACCGCTGATAACACCGTGATTACGGCTGATTCCACGATCATCACGGCGGACATGACCCAATTTATCTAACCATTAACAAACCTTTTAGGATACACCCACATGGCAAAACAGACCATTAACATCGGCGCAGCACCGAACGACGGAACGGGAACCCCGCTTCGCACTTCGTTCGATTACTGCAATCAGAACTTCACCGAGCTGTACACGGCTACTGGCCCGAGCGGCAATAACATCGTCGTACCAGGCTCCGCCACCATCACCGGCGATCTGACGGTGGATACCAGCACGCTGAAGGTTGATTCGGCGAACAATCGGGTGGGTATTGGCACGGCGAGTCCTGCGAATCCGTTTGACGTTGTTTCAGCCTCAGGAACCATTGCTCTTTTTAAGCGAACAGGATCAAACAGTGCATTTATTGGAATTCAAGACGGGAGCGGATCATTGTCTTATCTTGGTTCTACCAACGGAGCTTTCTCAATTCAGACTCCCGGCTCTGGGTATTCTGACAAATATACTATCGCTTCCGACGGCGTAGCCACATGGTCGAACGTCGGCGGAGTCGCTGGCACCGCCATGACCCTGAACTCCACGGGGCTGGCTATTGGTGGTTCTGCGTTTTCAATATCAAGATTGACGTTGGTCAGTTCTGCTTCAAATGACTGTCTGTTTTCGCTCCAGAAGTCTGGAACAGCAAGAACTGCTGTCGTTAAGACCGATGGAACAAATCTGTATTTATCGTCTGATTCCGGTGCAACTGGAAACAAAATCTCTCTGAGTCTTACTGCTCCAGATAGTTCTCTAAGCATCGACTCCTCCGGCAACGTCGGCGTGGGGGTTACGCCGAGTGCGTGGTTGAGTGCGCTTACCGCTCTCCAAGTAAAGGGTGTTAGCGGTGTTTATGGGGCTGGAAGTTCTGAGTTTGGATCGGTTCAAAATTGTTTTTACAACGCTTCCTCTCAATGGGTTTACGGCACTACCGCTGCTTCCGGTAAGTATGCTATTTCGTCTGGTGTGCATCAGTGGTTCAACGCCCCAAGCGGCACCGCTGGCAACGCCATCACCTTCACCCAAGCAATGACCCTCGATGCGAGTGGTCGATTGCTGGTGGGGAAGACTGCAACATCGGCAACCACCGTCGGCGTTGAGCTTCAGCCAGACGGAAATGTTTGGGCTACTAAAGCAGGTTCAACAGCAGCGACAACTGCTTGGGACACTTATTCGACAGGAGCCGCTGCATATCGGTTTTACGTTTCGATGAACGGAACCGTAAACGCAACCAACACAGTTATCTCAGCTATCTCCGATGTTCGACTCAAAGAAAACATCCAAGACATCGACGTTGGACTTGCTGCAATTCTCTCCCTCAAGCCGCGCAAGTTCGATTGGAAGGCTGGAAAAGGTAAGGACATTAAAGGTGACAGAGGTTTCATTGCTCAAGAGTTTGAGACTGTGTTCCCTAACCTAGTAGACGAGTGGAAAGACCCTGCTCCCGAAGGCGAAGCTCCGTACAAGTCTGTTCGCCAAGACCTTATTCCTGTGCTGGTGAAAGCCATCCAAGAACTGACCGCCCGCGTCCAAACCCTCGAAGCCCGCTAATTTATGACCATCCTCTGGATCATCGAACGCCTTCTCGTTAAGCCGACCGAAGGCACTCTCACGGACATCGTCATCACCGCCGATTGGCGTTGCAACGGCTCGCAGGAATCGTTCAGCGGCACTTGCTACGGCAGCGCGTCCTTCGCTCCGCCGAGCGGTTCGTTCACGCCTTACGAAGACCTCACGCAGGATCAAGTCTTGAATTGGTGCTACGCCAACGGAGTCGATCAAGCCGCCATCGAAGCGAACGTGACGCAGCAGATCAACGACCAGATCAACCCTCCGGTCATCGCTCCGCCGCTGCCGTGGGTGGAGCCGGTGATGATCGTTCCTCCGATGCTGCCGCAGGTGGAGCCGCCGCTCGTCAATGCGGAAACTCCTGTCGCTGGTGTTGACGAACAGCCGGTTGTTTCGGATGCTCCGGCGGCATGATTAAAATTGAACTGACTCCCGAGCAAACGAACACCCTGCTGCAACTTATTGATATCGCTATCAAGGCTGGCGGTTTCCAGAATGCAAAGGTCGGCGTCCCTATCGCCGAACTGATTTTGGAAGCTGCCAAGCAATCGCAGGCGGACACTAACTAACCACCACGATGACGGACCACCACGCTTTTATTAGGGACATCTCAATCGGCGTCGGTGGTCCGGCCATCGGCATTCTGGGGAACGCGGTATTCTCCGATCCTCATCTCAAGACTGCGTCATTGGCACTTGGCGCGTTCGCCGCGCTTCTTACATGCGCCGTGAAAGCAGTAGAACTCTATCGCAAACTCAAAAACGACAAATGAACGCTAATATCTCCTCCCTTCTCCGCCACATTCTGACCGCTGCCGGTGGATTCATTGTTGCCAAAGGGTTGGCCAGTGCTGATCAGGTTGCCGAATTGGCCGGTGCTGCTGTCAGCATTTCTGGCGTCGCTTGGTCTATGTGGAAGAACAAGCAATCAGCCGCTGCCTCACCCGCCAAACAGACGGAATGAACTTCCTGGCCGACCTCGTTATGAAGCTGGTCATCTGGCTTCATGCGCTGACGACCAAAGACACAACAAATGAAGACGCCAAGAAGCAGCCTGATCTTAAGCGTTCTCTTCTTGATCGTGTGCGCGAGCATGAGCGTGAGCTGCGCGAGCCGAGTGATTTACGTCCCCCACGGTGAGCCTATACGCCTCGCTGAGGACGTTAAGGCTAAAGTTTGGGTCGTTGACGCGAGCGGCAAATCGGTGCGTAGTCAGAACCGGATTACGATACATGAGGGTTGGTACGCATTGCCGAAGGAATGAAAAAAAACGTCCCAACCAACACTTCGCTCTACAGCAAGATGAAGTCCGCCGCCAAAGCGAAGTTCGACGTTTATCCATCAGCATACGCCAACGCATGGCTCGTTCGTGAGTACAAGAAGCGCGGCGGCAAATACAAGGTTGCCGATGTCAAATAAGAAAGTCAGAGGCGGTCTTGGCCGTTGGTTCTCCGAAAAGTGGGTGGACATCAAGACCGGTAATCCGTGCGGGCGGTCTGAGGGAGAAGAGCGCGCTGGATATCCTGCTTGTAGGCCAACAAAGCGTGTGAGCGAGAAGACTCCAAAGACGACGATGGAGATGAGCAGCGCGGAGAAAGCTCGATTCAAGCGCGAAAAAACCAGCTTCCAGAAGATCGGTTACCAGCATAGGATGCGGAAGAAAGCAAAATTATGAGCAATAACGCACCGTACAAAGGTTCGCCGTCTGTTAAGGTAGGCGGCAGCGGACCTTACAAGCAGTCTCCTCCGCCGAAGCCTCCGATTAAACCGGTTGCAAGGCCGGTTCCGAGCGGCAGCGGACCGTATCGTAAATGATTCAAACGCGAAAAGCCCCCGGCGGTAATTGAAACCATCGGGGGCTAATTGTTTTGTAAGCGATACCTATCAGCGTCCTAGCGACTTCATCACGCTGGCAACAAAGTCTTCGCTCTTGGCGGAACTTGCATTGGCCGGTCGTGAGCCGCCGCCGCCCGTCGCTTTCGAAGTAACTCCAGGCTCGCTTCCGCGATACTTTGAGAGTTCAGCTTGCAGGCGCTTGTTCACCTCAACCTGAGCATAGAGCAGTTCGCGGTACTTCGGCGCAGCAGCGGCCCACAGAGCCGCCTTGGCGAGGTCTTCTTCACTGTTCTCACCGTTGAAGATCTGTTGGGCGAGACTCAGTCGGCCATTCAGCTCGTTGTTCCATTCGTCATCGCCTTCACGCGGCTCAAAGATTTCAAGCGCGCGAGCATTCTCGCTCACCTTAGTCCAGGTCTTGGTGGCCGACTCTAGTGCAGCCTTAGTACCCTCCTCGTTGTCCTGCTGGTACTTCGAGATGATGGCGTCGTAATCGGACTTCGCCTCGGAAATCTCTGACGCGCGTTCGCCATTGATTTCGTCGTACTTCACGATCAGCGCACCGAGCTTTGCCTTCCTGGACGGAGAAAGCCCTTCGACAATGTCGTCGATCTGCGAGTTGCGATATTCGCTCTCAGGAGATTTGAGCAAATCAACAAGCCTCTCGCCATCGCTTCCGACAAGGCTCTTCACGGAATCAAAGACGCCATTGATCTTGCCTTCGTACTTCTTAACAAACTCAGGGTGACGCTCGACATCAAGGATGCGGACACGCTCAGAAAGCGCGTCACGCTCTTCCTGCAATGTCTTAAGCTGCGCTTCGTAGTTCGGATTGGCAGTCTTTCCAGACTTCAGCTCATCCAACTGCTTGGCCAGCAAAGCCTTCTCTTCCTTGATCTTGCGGAATGCATCAGCGGCCTTTGTAGACTTGATTGTCTCGGGGATGTCGGAATCAGCGTCCGTAGAAGTCGGAGCCTCAGCCTGCTGCTTTTTCGTGCCGAACATCCGCTCGATATCCATCTCAGCCTTGCTGAGCTTGGAAGCGTCTGTGGACTTTGAGGCTGGCTTCTGAGTTTTAGCTTTCGGCTCTTCCGTAACCTGCGAGGCAGAATTGGCCGACTCATCAGCCAATGCGGCGTCATCAATGCCACTTGCCTTGAAAGCGTCGATGAACGAGCTGCCGAAGTCAGGGGTTGTTCCGTTGTTGGTGAGAGGTGAGTTCAGTGGTTCTTCCATAATTTGTTAGTATTGCTTATCGAATGTCGCTTCTGGTTCTTTCGCTGTTTCAATTACCGCCAATTTACGAAGGTTTTCAAGACAATGCGCGTAGCCAGCGGTTACACCGGCAGCGAAAATAATGTCTGATTCTTTGCTGCCATGAGAAGGCATTGGAACCGGCATTGATTCGGCAACGATGCGTAATGCCATGCGAAGGACGGGCATGCTCAGGATTTGAGCGAGTTCAGCCTGTTGGCCATCAGTC